CTAAAGTGAAAATTGGATCATCAATTGTGACCGTTGTCGAATTAACCGTCGTAGTAGTTCCATTAACTGTCAAGTTTCCAGTAACAGTTAAATTGTCATCAACTGATACTGTACCATTTGCAGAATCTAATACAAGATTTCCACTTGCAGTATCAATTTCGTTTGCAGCTGTTACACCAATTCTTACATCATCTGCAGTTATTCCAGCTACTGTGGGACTTGAGCTTGTGTCAATAGCTACCGTTGGAGTAGCCCCCTCACTTGCTGAGCCTACAGTTATACCTGTACCAGCTACAAGACTTGCAACATAATTTCCTGTAGTCTCTGTACCAAGAATAACTCCATTATCTTTGATTGTAATTACACCAGAAGATTCTGCAAAATTATCAGAACTCATCTGAACTATACCTTTTCTAGTTGTATTTCCAAAGATATTAGAGTCAGTTAAGTCTACTGCTAAGGTTGAAGAGTTATCGTTACTACCAGAAGCTACAGTTCCACTAATACCATTTCCATAGGTTATATCCTGAAGAGTTGGTAAATGGAATATTTCTACATTACTACCATTATGACGGCCTACATACAGTTTTTTATCAGCTTGATTTAGTGCAAGTTCACCAGTAAGTAAACTACCTGGTGGGTCTGTATCACTATTATCACTATGGCGTCTAATTTGTATTCTATTAGCCATGCTTATCTCCTATTAAGTAAATGTTCCACCGTTAAGTGTAGAGACTCCAGCTACAAGGACTTCATTCCAAGAGTCTTCATCTCGAACATAAAAAACATCATTATCTGAATCATAGTGAAGATCGCCCTCACTGACATCAGAAGTTGGAGCACTTGTCCCTGTGGACACTCCTTGTAATGGCAGACTCTGTATTAATACATCTGCACTTCCGTTGTCTATATATAGATTCCCATCAGTACCTTTAAAGACAAGTTTCGTATAAACATCTTTAATTTTATTTGGGGCTGATAATGTACCCATTAATTTTCTCCCATTATAACTACATCCGTAAATGTAGGAGTACTTAGCGATTGATCGCTATAACTAGTTGAGCCTATAGTTAATGCTGTAAAAGTAGGTGAGCCAGCAGCTGATACCGTACTCAATGTAGGAGCTGTTGCAGCAGATACTGCTGTATAATCAAAATCGTCAGGAGAATCATAAGGCGTAAAGTTATCAGCCAGATAGGAGTCAAAGAATTGACCCGCGCCAAGCTCGTTAAAAGCCCAAGAAATATCATCCCATTCCGCAAGACCGAAATTATTCGCTGACCAATCATATGCTGTTGTATTTATCGCCATTAGAAATCCACTGGTTTAACATATTTAACTGTCCCTGCTCTAGCTCTATACGCATAAGCTCTTCCTTCTCTTACACCTTTTTCAAATTTTTCATTAAAATATTGAGCCAATTGGATTCCCTCTGGTTTCTTTTCATATCCAAGCGCTATTGCCTTAGCGACTAAATAGTCATGAAACTGTCCTGGAAAATTGCTTGTAGCAGTCCAAGAAAAAGTTGAAGCTCCTTCAGAATCTACAGCAGAAGGCTCTTTAAATAAATCTGCTTTCTTATAATAAAAAAGAGTAATCTTTTTACCATCTTGAGCTGCAGCTGGAGATGTAAATTTCTCTGAATTAGGATTAAACTTAGCAATTCCTACAGCATCTCTTTCAGTCCACCATACCCACTGATTAGTAGCATATCTATTGCTCCAATTATCTACATAAGTTCCAGCCATTATGTTAAGTCCCTTCTTATAGGTCTACCAATTAATTTAGGTATATTAACATGGTCTGCACTTCCATCAGCGCCTTCCATATCAACAGATTTAATTTCAAGAATTGCTTCATCTAGTAAATAATATCTTTGGTTTGTTTCTAGATCAAACTGAGTAGCTTTTTCAAGCATTCTTGTTCTTTGACTATACTCCTCTTGAGCAGTATTTAACATCTTAACTATCTCTGTAACGCCGAGATCGGGATGATGTTGCTGTACTAATTCAACCATTTCTTTTAATTTCAACGTCTTACTCCTTCTGCTGTACTGTCAAGTATACCAGCTTGAGTATAAGGAGCCATAAATTCAGACAGCTCTGCTTTTACAACCTGATACTGACTTTGTAGCCACTGGTAATCTGTGTTCAATTTACTTATAATCGTTGTATAAAGACTAATCTTTTTTTGGATATTAGCATTGAACTCGCCGAGTGTTTCTTGCGCACGCGATGTTTGAAAACTTAATTCTGCCTGAAATCTTGTTGTATCAATACTGGACTTAGCAGATTCTTCAGCTACCTTAGCTTGATAGGTCTGCATATCAACAGTAAACTCTTGAACTTCTTTATTAATATCTGCTTGAAACTTAGAAAGATAACTAGAAGCTCTTTGTAATTCTTGAGCAGCTACTGTTAAAGTAGACTGAACCATTTCCTCATCTTCGTCTTTTAACCAATATCCAGCGCTAAATACAACAGCATCATCATTAGTACCTGCTGCCTCATCAGTTGTTATTCCAATATCTATAAGATTCTTCGCAGAAGCTAACGCGTCTAAATATTCAGCATTATGAGAAGTGCTAATATTTAAAGTAGGCACATCACCAACATTAGTATCGCTAAAAGCCGCAGGTACAGTAACATCACCCATTGATAAAGAAGTGTTTAAATCATCTATCATATCAAAAGCAGTAGTATCCGCATCTAGATCAGTAGGTAACTTAGCATTTAAAGCAGCCATCTTATGATGTAATAACTGAGCTGCTGCATATAGAACTACCCCATGATACATTTCAGAAGGAAAGTTATCTATTGCGCTATCTGTTCCTGCAACTGAAGTGTCAGGTAAGACTATACTTATCTTTACTATTTCATTATTATCTGGGATTGGTAAAACATTGAGAACTGCGTTATCAATATAATAAACTGGAGAATCTTTACTTGCGTAATAAATACTGTCAGTATTCTTAGCATTGCTTCTAAAAGCTGCATTTATTGGGCTACATTTTAGCTCTTCTCCAGTACTTGCATTTCCATTTCTTCTTACTATATCTATAATTTTAGAATTAGTAGCTAATGATAATGTTCTTGTTGTATCGTTTAAGGTTTGCAAAGAAGCAAATAGTGGTAACATATCTGGATTAGTTTTCTCTACCATAGTAATAATCCACTGTACACCATTTGCTAAAAACTTAGATATAGCATTTGGATATGCATCAGTCTCTCCAGCATAATTACCTATTTCAGCATTAAATGCCATTATACTATTTGTCCTTGTCTTGTTCTAGCCATTTTTTCACTCTTACTCATCTTTTTAGTTTTAGGAGTTTTCTTACTTATCCTCTTTGCTGTGCTTTTTAAAGCTCTTTCGGACATGCGATATTTAGTAGCATAATGTTTTATAACTGCTTTTCTATTATTTTTTATTGCACTAACAACTACTTTTGCTATCGCTGGGCCCATTATTTCTTTCTTTTCTTTATAACTTTTATCTTGCCACGATTTTTTATATTCTGTTGTCTGCGACTATTATCATTGACTTCTTCTTTTCCAGATTGCCAAGGGCCACCGACATCATTACTTGTTACTATTTTCATATCTTTATCTTAAAAATACAATTTCACCAGCTGCGCAAGCAGAACCATCGGCCTGATCACGAGCACCTGTTGCTTCTATATTTAAAACAGTACCTGCAGGCACGGCCTTAAAATGTACCCAAGCTCCATTTACATATAACTCATAGTTACCAGCTACACCAACATATACCGCTGAGCTTTTTGTATGAGTAGTTACATTGGTCGTAATAGAACTAGCATCTGTATACAATAAAGATGTTTGACTCATTCTTCCCATTTTTTTCTTTCCTTTCAGTTAGGGGGGCTAAAAAGCCCCCCTTAAATTACTGATTTACGCGAACTTTAACAAGGTGTGAGTTTCAGGTAAAGATATTTCTAAACCAGCTTCGGTTAAGATTTGATCTTTCCTTCCGTCAACGTTATTGTCTTGTACATTAGTGATAATGTGCGTATCTCTCGATGTGCCATTAGCAGCTAATGGACGGTAAGCTACGTTCTTCATGTCAACCATGATAGCATAGTCTTCCCACATTCCTCTGAATAAAGGTTGCTCAACAAGATGTAAGTCACCGTAAAGTGTATTTACGCGTGTTACATTATGTCCGAAAGAACCTTTAACATTTTGGATATCTACAGAATAGCCATTCGATGCTGCTGCATAGTTTGAACCATTTGTAGTTGTAGTGTGACCAAGCGCCATTGTGTTTCCTAAGAAAGAACTTCCGCCAAGTTTGTTAAAGTAACTTAATACTCTACGTGATGCAAGTACAAGTTTGTTTCCACTATTACCTGATTCAGGTGAGAAAACATCTTCCATTGCGTCAATAAAGTCATCGTATGACGCAGTTGCATATGAAAATGTCTTTATCTTTCCATAAGCTTCTGTGTAGGGTACGATACCCCATGAACGTCTAACAGGCCCTGTCGATGTAGAATCATCTGATCCAACACCAAATAACATTGCATGTTCTAAGTCCATTTTGTGTTCCATTAACTTTTCTTGCCATACTCGCTTGTACTCATTAGATACACCACGATAGCGGGTAGCTAATGAAGTTCCACTAAATAAAGAGATTGCCGTTTTAAAAATTTGACAATATCCTTCTCTATCATAGAACTCGTCTTTCCATCCTTCAGGATCAGTTGATCCTTCAGCAAAAGCTGATCCAACAATTTGCCCTTTTGCATTTGCAGCAAAGTGGACTTTAGAGCTAGAAGCCCATACTTGTTCACCAGAAGCACTGCTTGTGGGTACATGCATAAGTTTCTTTATCTTAATATCTACTTCTGCATACGCAGCATTGGCAGTAAGATCAGGATTTGCAGTAACTTGAACATAAGCTATAACTGGGTCTTCCCCAGGTGCTCCACTGCCATTTGCATCATAAGTTGCTTCAATAGCTAACATCTGATGATTCAATATGAAATTAGGCTGAGTTGCTGTTGTTACTACACGACCATATTGGTCATAAAGGCAATCGCATTGTACGTTTGCAAGTGTACCCTCAGTTCCAGCGGTTAAAGAACCAGTGGAAATTGCGGCTACAACTTCAAAATTACGACGCTGCCATTGATGACGCTGTTCTAAAAATTTAAAAACAGGATCATCAGTAGGCTTTTTTGCTACTTTAGACAAATATGTAAAGAATGGAGACTGTTTAGGAGCGAGTTCAGCAACTTTTTCGCCAAAATTGTACATCCGTCTAGAATGATCAATTGAGGACGATTGCATACCAGCACCGCTGGTTATACTATATACATTTGCCATCGTATACTCCTTTTAGTTTTAACTCCAAGGATTCTGTTTATTATAGTCATCAATCATGCTGTCTATAATCTTGTCTTCTATAGAACCCTCATTCTGTCCAGTTTGAGAAGGCATAACCCCCATTGATGCGGGTACTTGCTGTGCCCTCTTCACTTGCTGAAATTCCCCTGAGGGAGCTTTAGTTTGTGGTTGAGGGGAACCTAGACCCTTATCAGTAGCATATAATCTCCAAAGATTATCAATGTTAACAGAGGACGGATCAGACATTACTCTTATAAAATCATCTGCAGTTTGATGGTCAACTTTATACTTGTCCATCACTTGCGATCTGACTCCATTAATTTGCTCTATCTGCTGCGACTCTGCCTCACGACGCTGAATATCATTTTGACGTTCAGTTCGTATCTTTTCTCTCTCATCTTGCATCATTGCCATCTGGTACTCGAACTGTAAGTTCTTGTATTCATCCATTTCGCCACGCCAAGTTTGTTCTTGCTGAACAAATCTAGCACTTTCAGATGCAGGATCAGCCATTGCTTCATCCATTGAAAAATTATAAGGTTTTTGCGGCTTCTCTGGTGGCGCTGGAAATTCAGGTTCAGGCTCAACCTCAGCTTCTTGTTGCGGTTGAGTAACCTGTTGGGTAGCAACTTGATTAAATTGCTGCTGCAACTGGTCACGCTCATTACGCATCTTGTCAGCTTGAGATTGCCAATACTGATACCTAACTTCATCATTATCAGGTTTTACCTCTACAGAGGGCTCTTCGTTAGCAACTTGCTCTTGTTGAACCGCTATTTCAGGTTCTAATGGAGCATCATCTTGCGCATCGAAGGCTTCTGATACAGAACCTTCTTCACCACCGAATATGACATCATCGACTAATGAGCCTTCATCCTGAGGATCAACTGAATGAACTTCAGGGTCAGGGGTAGTCACTTGTTCTACTTCTGCCATAATATCTCCTATTTTTTAGACTGCTTCTTCTTAGGGCTTGAAGAAGGTGAATCTGTTTTTGAGGCCTCTCCGACCTCTTTTTTAACTTGCCCTAAAGCGTCATCTAGGCGTTTCTCAAATAGAGTGCCAGACATTTTCGCCCTATTCTCAGTTCCCTTCAAATTGGACTTTGTTTTTTCGATTTCGGCTTTCATTTTGGCGTGATATATTTCACGCTCTCTTGTTTGCAAGTCTCCTTGCATTTGCTTGATAGTCTCAGTTGCCTGCTCTAATTGCGACTGCAACTGTTGTATCAAATCTGTTCTCTGCAGGACACCCTGCATATCGAAGACTTCTGTCTTCTTTAAAACTTCTTGCTTATCAATAATACCTTTTTCATAAGCATCCATATACATTTCTAACTGTGCCATTCTATTCGTAGGCATTGTAGAACCTGTTACGACAACAACGTCATACTTACCAACTGTAATATCATTCAATACTTCAATCTCGCCTGACTTATCATCGTATAGTCTCTTATTGATAGTATATTCATTTATTGAGTTATTGGGCTGTATAAGCCTCACTATTTTTTGAGTTGTATACAATTGTTGCATTATTGGTATAGCTATCTGACCAAGTCTATTTAATCCAGCTTCAATATCAGCTAGTTTACTTTTCATCTTACGTTGACCAAATTCATCTAAACTTACTGTAGCTTTATAAGTATGAGGAGCTACAGCAGAATTTCCCATAGTCATTTCATATAAGCCAAGTTGATGGTCTATATCGTTCTTAGCTGTATTTTCATTTGAATATAATTCATTCGGTAGGGGAGTTGGCTGAACTGGGGTAGGTTGACCCTGGTCAAAATCGACTTCGATGGCTACTCCAGGCTGAGCCCACTTCTGCTCAAACTCCCGCATATCTACCGAACCTGATGGTATTAAAATCTTTGTATTTGTACTAGTAGTAGCATGGGCGATAATAAGACTTCTCGTTTTATTAATGTATTCCTGCATACCCTTAACCATGCGAACATCTGACATTGGATAGGGTGTACGAGTATGCTGATTCATAAAGAATACTATAGGATACTTATCTATAGGGAGAACACGAGAATAAAGATGCTTATCGCCCATAATTACACATTGTTTAATTCTTCTAGTTGGTACTACAACAACATCTACCATTCCTCTATTAACTAATTCTTTAAAATCTACTTTCTCTATTTCTGGCTTCTGAGGTAAGTCCATTCTCCCTTGAGCTCTACCTTCTTGTACCTTCTGTTGAAACATTTGCTCTAATTGCTGAATAGCCATCATAGCTTGTTCCTCATTATCAACTACCTGTCCCTGTATAATCCAAGCTGGTTGTTCTAAATACTCTTTATAATCTTCATCATCTAATAAATCTTCATTGCCACTAAATCCCTCAAAGATTCTATAATGATCAACCATTATTTGATAGTATCTCTCATATCCTCTAATATATTCTTTACTCTCACCAAAATTAGCTATTGTCTGAGTTTCTGTAGATTCAGGCCAAGTAGTCTCACCATCATCCTCTCTAGCGGTTTGAGGTCTATCAGTTAAATGTGTTTCAGTATTAGCATTTCCAATTGCTTTCTTATACATTGGATACAATGCTTTTGCTTGATCTTTTGTATATAATCTTGATATAATAATATTTTCAGCATCATCTGCAAAAGGATGTCTTGAATTGGGATCAATATATACATCAAGTGGGTCTATATCGTGTATGCATACCTCACCTTTGCCCATATCCATCATTGGGTCTATTGCGACAAGTGCACATCCAAGCCCAGTTACGTAATAATCATCTACAACTCTTCTGAGAACACTGTTTCCTTCAGATATCTGCCATATATATTCCAATAATCCATTCATAGCCTGAGCTACTGAATTATCACTATCTTCTCTTGGGGATACTCTAAACTGTGGTTTGTTAGCAGTTATTAAAGCTTTTGCTGCTTCTACTGCTGGATGAATACGATTTACGACTAATGGAGCCTGTCCTCTCTCTTCTAGGATACGCTTTGCGTCAGCTGACCATTGCTTCCCTAGTCTAAATTCCCTATCCTCTTGAGCATGATTTGCCCATACTTCACGCTTTTTTGAGTATGTTTTCCATACATCATGCGTTTCTTCTACGAGTTTTTTGCCCGATTTCTGTGATTTTGAACTGTAAGCCATCATTTAATATTAACACTTACATAGTTAACCAGTCAAGTAGTTTATTGCTTTTTACTTCAACTTCTTCTTTAGGGTCAAATTCATCCTTTTTTATCCTACAAGGTCTCGAACCTTCAAGTGCTGTCCATACCGCATCCATGATATCATCGTTCTTACCTCTTGGATAAGATAGGAACTCTTGCTGAGCTGTCAAGTCTTGTGGTCTAAAGAAGAACTCTCCTTTTGCAAAGAATGGTACTAGTGATAATAACCTTTCGCTCTTTCTATTCCTTGGTTTAACACCTTTTTCTAATCCTGGTATATATAAATTCTTTTCGAGCATCAATGCTCTTGTTGC